CTTCGATGTTTAGTTTGAACCATGGGGGTATTTCCCCACCATCATCAGTTCCCGCCCTACTACACTTCCATACATCGGTTAACGTTCCGGTTACCACCTTGCTGTTGTCGATTGTCCCATCAGCCCTAATCGCAGTGATTGGGGTAAATACGTATGTTGCGTTGCCGTCACCCGCACCGGTGCAGGTCACGGTGAGGTTGTCCCCGATTGTGCGTCCGCACCGAACGTCTTCGACAACATACCGCTGAACAGTATCCGGCCCGATAGTACGGCGCCATACCGCCAAACCTGTCTGTCGGCTTTCCGGGCCCGGAGTCACCAGGCACTTCCGGATCGGTAGGAAATCACCCACCTGCACGGGGTCGAATGCCGCACACGGTTGGCTGTAGAACCGCCCATCAGCGATCAGAACATCAATGGTGTAGGTCTGTTCGTAAACGAACTGGCTAGCGTCCTTCGTGACCTGCACAAATCGTTCCTGTCCCAGCTCGAAGCCGGTTTGAAATTCCAGGCCCGGCACCTCTGGAACCCAACCCGTAACGGCGTCGGCCAAGAGGTCGAGGATAGGCAAACAGAACGAATGACCCTCCCGCTGAACCTGCTTCTGTACCAGTGTGAGTGTGTAATTGATCGATCGGGTACGAACAGTCGGTATATACGCCCCCCTGTTAGGGTTATTTGTGCCGGCGCCGGTAAACGACACCACGATCATTGCCTGCTCGGCTACGCGCCCCGACTGGTCGAGTTCCTCCGCCAACCGCAGCACAACAGCGCTTTGGCCTAAAGTCTCATGGACCCGCTTATAGAGCTGGTTTTCAATCTCGAGCAGCATGGGGGTAGTGTGCTATAATGATTCCGCACACCTCCATATTGCTTTCAACAGTAATGTCTCCCGAGATCGCCCTAATAGCAGCCATAGCAACACTACTGCTTGTGGTAGTAATCGTATCGATCGTGTCCGGTATCGCAATTGCTATTGTTGTGTTGAAAGCGATTGTAGGGGAGAACAAAAAATCACTATGAACACCATCATTAGGCCGAAAAACCCCAGCTTCGTTTGGGAAAACATCCTCGACGATACGTACCGTTGCTACGTACTCGCACAGTCCGATACGTATGGCTATCTGCGCATGGAGCGGATCGATACGGGTGACCGGATCCTCGATCTCGAAGTTCCGATCTCTCGCTATTTCCCCCAGCAGGACATCCTATCATGGGGAGACATATGTATGGGGATGATCGATGAGTAAGGACATCAACCACCACGGACGGCGCCTTTTGGCCCGGATGGTACAAGCCGAAACTGTGACTGATCGGTCTGAAGCTCAACGCATTCTGAAGAAAGCTGACAAGCACCGGCGTAAGATTTCCCGTCTCCGCCAACTAGTCAGGAAACTACTTGGTGGGACCTAGTCCGCTCCTTGACCTCTCGGTATTTCCGCGACCGAGATGTGCTATCCTGGGGGGACACTTGTATGGGGATGATCGATGAATAATAGGGAATTTGTCAATTTCCTGGCAAAGCGTCTGGAGGTTCGTCTTGCCAGGGCTGTTAACCCGCTAACTGACGAGCAAGAGGAAGTCGAAAGACGGAAAGCCCGTAAGCTTAAGAAGAAATCCGGTACTTATAAAAACCACCTCACTAAGAAGAACATGACCCCGAGATTCGGTATGAGATATCGGGGGCTAAATAGTGGTAAGATATCCGACCTTCCTCAGAACTCCCCGCCGGAAACAAATTCCAACAGTTCCCACAACCCTGTGGTGTAGTTGTATGCCAGGATGTCTCCGGGCTGCGGCGATCGTTGGAAGTTTACATCGGCCAGATCGCGCAACTTTCTCGTCGCCTCGAGATTGATAATGTACTGCCGGAGTTCGCTAGCCGTTTGTTTGTATTCCGTGCTGTCCGGAAACACACCAAAATTCGAGACCGAAAGTCCCTGCAGCCCGCTGTTGTTGTATCCGCAGCCGGTGGTGCCGGCGGACGGCACGATCGTCAGTAGGCTAGATCCCCCTGGCATACCCGGGTTGAGCGGGTCGTACCCGTAAGTTTGATTCTCGTCAGAGCTCCACATGGTTGGTAAGGGGGTTAAAAGGTGTCGGCTTCCTGGAGTCCGCCGGAGGTGGTGATATCCCCATCCGTGTTCTCCACCACCAGGACGTCGCCGCCATCAGGTGTAACAGCAGCTTGGGAGTCGGCGAAGGATGCGATGTCTCGGGTAGTTTCCAGATCATCGAACAGCTTGTTGACCTCTAGGGTGCTGTTACCAATGAGGGTGACATTCTGCCGATCCAATGAGCCGCTTGGCTCCCTCGGGGATACATGATCGATAACGGGTGCTGGTTTGCGCTTGTATGGGTTCCAGCGGTTATTAGTACCCCACCGCATCTCCCAGCGAGCCAGCGACGCGTCGGTGAACGCCCGATCGCGTTGTGTATTGGACATGGTCATTGCACACGAGCTGCTCCAGTACCGGTAAGCTTCTTGCCACTTGAGGCCGGAGGACGGGCTGGCTTTAGAGGCCCATAGGTCGAGCTGTTTGAGGGCGGATTCTGCCGCATCTACAACTTGCTGGCGGGGACGTAGCGTGTCGAGGTACCAACGAGCCAGCGTAGCCTGTGTACGTCTATATGACCCTGCGATTAGAAGCTTTCCTTGGGGCGGGGCTGTCTCGATGAAATTGTTTATAAGTATGGCGGCGTCGTGAAGAGCTACGTTGATGCGCTCGTAGTTCACTGTGTTGGCTGTGGGGTCTTCGAGACGCGACAGCTCAAGGGCTTCGTTAAAACCAAAAACTTCAATGAAGTAATCTACTGTGGCCGGGTTGCAGTTGTTTGCAACGCCGTAAGCGTCAGGGGGCGGAGTGTATGGGGCCACGGCTGGATGATTACTACTTCTATGGAGCTTTCAACGCTGTGAGGGGTTGACTACCCAGGCATAAATAAAAAAAAAGCCCGTCAAACGACGAGCTTTATACTTACAGCCTTAATTGTTAGGCTTAAGCAGAAACGGGATTCAGGAAGATGGCACCAGCGCCAACCCTCCCAGATTCTCCCATTCCCACGAGTTCGAATGATCTTTCGACCAAGATATCGCCCTCAAAAACTCTCCTGTCCATAGAAAAACGCTCTGGCGTTGATATTGGGTAACCTGCTAATGTGTAGGTATACGCATAAGCCGGGGTACCGTAGTTAGCATCTAGAGCAGGAGTAAAACCGTCAGTACTACCACTAGGGTGATAGAACATAACAGCCACGTTGTCGTAGATGTTTTCCAGAGCACTGGTTTCAGTGTTCAGTTTGAGACGGCGAGCGACACGAATCTCGTCGAGACCGAAGATCTCAGCAAGGCTCTTTTCGTTCACCAGAATACCGCGCTGCATGAAGTCACGGATACGCTTGTTACGCTTAAGGTTGTTAAACGCGTCGGGAGACAGAACAAGTTTGTTGGGGTAGCAACCAATTTGGCCACGCACTTGCTCTTTCATGTCATCAAACAGCACTTCGATGTCAGAAGTAGGGCTGTTGAACTGATCCGCACCACCATTATAGGTGGCCAGGTCGAGAACGTTACCGGATTCGTATTGGGTTACGTCCAGAACTTTCTCGCTGACTTGGATCTCCCAGCTCTGCATGAGGCGATTAGCAGCATCCTTAGCGGCATAAGCGCGAAGGTCAATGGCGGCGGCGCCATTTTTAGCTTCTGCGGCCACTTCTTCAGCAAGCTGCCAGCTAATGGCTTCTTGGCGAAGAGCGAACGAACGGGTTCCGAATTCATTCGAAATTTTCGAAATGTTGGTACCAGGTGCACGCAGGAACGACTGAGCGGCGAATGCCTCCTTGCCAAACACAAGGGTGCGGCCAGCCCGGACGCTCATAGAGACGGCAGGGGCAAAGAAGGTCGCAACACCTTCTGTATTCTTGTACAAATTGTTAACGTAGAAGCTCTTTATCTTCTACTTCTTGCAATTTCTTGCAAGTTCGGACTATATCTTCAACCCTAAGGTTGAGGGGCACTCGTGGGAGAAGTTATTGTTGGGACTCATTCTCCTAGTCTCTG